CACTTAAAACAGTACAAGTTTTACCTGATCCAACTGTTAGTAAAGCTTGTACTGATGATGCGTCACCTCTGAATGTTGCTAATTTTAGTAATTCTGATGCCATAGTATTCTCCTAGAAGCCCAACACTAAGGCTTTGCCCGTGCTAGAAATTGATGGGTTCATAATTGTTGATGATGAAGTGATGTTGTACGCTAAAATATCTAAATTGGCTCCAAGCTGTGGGGATGCGTCACTAGATATAGCTAATTCAGCAAATACGGGTACCGAACCTGCCCCTTGAGATTTTAAATAATGCCCGGAAGTTCCTGCTGCAACGGTAGTTGCTACTGCGTCAGCACCCCATGTAATTAATTGACCATCAGTCCCATTTTTCAAAGCAGTAACAGCTAGATTGCTAATTACATTATTATCATCATTGATTGTCTTGTTAGTTAATGTTTCAGACCCGGTTATGGTAGCAAACCCAGTAGAAGATAAAGCTGCTGTTGCCCATGCTGAACCACTGTAAACCTGTAATGTTGAAGATGACGTATTATAGTAGAGATCTCCTGCACCTAGTGCGTCACCGTCATTATCTGTACTTGGGTCACTCGATTTTGCACCTAAATATACATCGTCAAACGTGTCCGCACTGGCTGCTGCTGCCACTGCACTTGCTGCTGCTTCACTAGCTTTAGTAGTTGCTGTTGATGCTGATGATGTAGCTGAAGTTGCACTACTTGTAGCTGATGTTGCTTTTGTCGTTGCGGTTGCTGCGGATGCCGTGGCTGAAGTTGAACTTGCCCCAGCTTTTATACTGTAGTGTTTAGCCGAATATTCAGATGTGTCTACCGTATCATCTTCTGCGTTGGTTGCCCATTCTTTAGCTGAACCTTTACCTGAAGCATCAGTTATGCCTGTACCACCTATAGCATAGGCTTTAGAAGAATATTCACTGCTTGCAACTGTGCCATCTGTTTTAGTAGCCCAGTCTTCTGCAAGATTTGCTATCCAACTTAATTGTCCCGATCCGTTTGTCTTTAATATATAACCAGTTGAACCATCTGCTTGAGGCCATTTTTGACCATCCAGTATGATGTCACCTGTGCCATGAGGAGTGATTGTAACCGTCCCATTAGTATCTGTTGAGCTAATCGTATTGCCGTTTATATTGAGATTGTCTATATTTAAGTTATCTATCTTGCTTGAACCATCAACTACTATTGCCTTTGATGCCGTCAATGTTCCTGCTGTGACATCAACAAAATTTAGTTCAGAATGCGTAGAAGTAACAATCCCAGAGATACCGGGGAAGTCAGTTAACAACGCACTCTTGACGTTTCTTATATGATCATCGCCTTCTGATCTTGGGTCAGTCCCAACTGGATTGGTAGCATCAAGATCATCTAGGTGTGTTACGCTTTCTAAACCCATTTATTTCTCCTTACTGTAAACCAACATCTATTACATAAGTACCGTTGTCAGAAGCAAAAGCTAACTTAATATCAACTTCGTCAATTCCTTCAACATCCATATAAAACCATCCAGTTGCACCATCCAAAGCAGAAAGATCACCCGAAGCTCCTAACAAGGGTCTTTTCGGGGTTGTGAAATGTGAGCCTGTAGCTGGCCCTGCTATAGTTGCATAAACCGTATTAGCGTTGTGTGGTTTTACATCAATCTGGAATTGGTCGAATGCTACTACTGAAGCAGTCACTAGACAGAAAATTCTTGAATAATTTCTCGTTTGCACTTTCATGACACTGGTTAGTGCTTGATCCAATGTTGCAGAAGTAGCAGTTTCACTGTGAAAAGGGCCTACATTAGCCATTATTGTTCTCCTATTTTATGCGGATAATGGCCCAGTCGTGAGTCCACCTTGACCGACAATATACCAGTTACCATTTGTAAAAAGCAGATGCACACTGTCACCAGCGTCTGCAAAAGCTATGTTTGTATAACCACCACCGTTGGTTGGGGTTAATGTCCCTGTGCCCCCATCGACTTTAAGAATGACAAACAAATGCTGTCCTTCGACCCCATCAGCTAATGTGCCTGCATCAGTGCTTGTCGTAGTCCATTCTGCAATAGATCCCGTTATTGGGATTGCTCCTGCACCACTTAAGGTCGCTGTTTCAGAAGTCATAAATCCACCTTGGACATCAACTTTACCTGTACCTTTTGGTATAAGATTTAAGCTAATATTGGTGTCACTACCTTCAGCAGCTACAGCAGGGCCAGAAGCAGAATCAGCACTATGCACACCTATGTAATTAACAGGAGTTGAAGATTCAGTAAAAATAATATATTCATCTCCACCAGCATCTTTGATTCCCTGTGTTGTGTCTAACATTATAGAACAAGCATCAAAATCAACATCACCTGAACCATTTGGGGCAAGTAATAAATCACCATCAGTATTAGTTGTTGAGATGGTGTTGCCGTCAAGGTCAAGATTATCTACATTTATTGTGTTTAATTTGCTTGAACTGTCTACCACCAATGCCTTGGAAGCCGTAACTGTACCTGCGGTAACACCGTATAGTACATTGAGTTCAGTATGCGTAGCACTCATCACTCCACCAATGTTGGGGAAGTCAGTTGTCAGTGCCGTTTTTATGTTCCTGATATGATCATCACCTTCACTAACTGGATCACCCACAACAGGATTTGATGCGTTTAAATCGTCTACGTTTGTTACAGATTCTAAAGCCATGATATCTCCCTAATCAGACCAAATTGCGTTAATGGTATTCCAGTTTTGTCTTATATCATTCCAACTCATACCAAGATCGACACTCCATTCAGTCCAGTTATCCTCCCAGTTGTCTGAATTTGTATCCCAGTTATCACTAATCGTACTCCAATACTGTACTTGCGTGGTTCTTGTCCATGTTGTACTTGCCATCTAAATACCTCTCACATCACTTTTAACAGCCAATGCACCACCAGAATGTCTATCTTTATCATCAGCAGCAGCTATTGCGTCAATTGCCTGATTAAAGTAAAGCCCCCACATTTTTGCTGATTCTGGGTTTTTAACAAAAGGCTCTGCCTCTAGCAATGACCCATAAAGCAAAAGATCAGAGTGATCTTCTAGTAATTTGTTGCTTGTTACGCTGTCAGAAAGGTGACTGAACTTCCTATAGAATACCATTTCTGCGGTATAAACTCCACCCGGTTTTGGCCCTAATCTGACTTCATCGCCTACTAATGTATAAAACTTAGGTCTGCCAACGCCACTGCCAGTTTCTATTTCAAATCTTTCTGGTGTCATGTAATTTAAGTCTACTGACGGGTTTGTTTTTAATGCGAAATGACGCATCTGTATATAATCATCAGGTAGACCATAGTATTCTTGATTTGCTACGGTAGACATTTCCGCTCGATGTTCCATAGAACGAACTCTTATATGTCTGTTTATTCTGTCTTCTGCAAGGCTTATGAAATCAGGGATAACATCAGTCAAATCATCTCTGTCTATCCAAGAAGCGATGGAAGTTTTTAGTTTTGCGTAAGAGTCAATAGCCATTATAAATTACAATCTATAGTTCTAAAAAGGCGGTTATCTGGGTCATTGAGCCATTTTCTAAAAGCAACTCTATCGAACCAAACACCACTTTGCATTAATTTATCGACAACAACATTTGGAATAGAAGCAATTTTAGCAAACTCTCCAAAACGTCCACTAGCACTGTTTTTATCTATTGCAAATGCTTTTCTATCAGCCTTGTTTTTCTTTATTATTTCATCTATATCTTGATATGAAGACATGTGGACATCACCAGTACCCGTGTCAAACCAGCCTGTGGTCTTGACCATATTACAACCCCAGTCTTCGCTTATTTTAACATCTGACATTTGTGTTTAAACCTCAAAAAATATGATGATAGACAACGCCAATAAAGACAACGCCCCACATAACCCAATTGTACTTGTACATAAGTTCTTTCATATTATCCTCCGTATAAAGGGGAGCTTTCGCCCCCCAATATTGGTTTAGCCTATATTACAGAAGAGCCGTAAGTAGATCAGCTACTTTAGCACTAGAGGCTTCATTACGAGACTCAAGGGTATATTCCGATAAGAGTAATCTCTTTTCAGCGTCACCCGTCTTGGCAAGGTCATAAACCTTGAAAGGTCGTAAGTAAGCAATAGCCCACATATCTTTCTGAAGTATAGAAATAGTACGATCTCGACTGAATCGGGAAGGCACAACTTTCAATTCTCCAAAATCACTGACATAAACATCAGCGGCACCGATGATTGTTCCGGGGCCAGTCCCTGATTGCTCACGATACATTGTGGCAATACCACTGAATTGGCTTGATATGTTCTGCTTGTTAACAGGGCCACAAAGCATCATTTCAGGATCACCACCAGAAGTCCAAGCCTGTTGGACAGCCGACTTAACCATTGCTTCAGTTAAATTACGCTGGGTTCCATCAGTAATAACAAAAGTAGAACTGTGAGTTGATCCAGTTTCGCTGACATTAGTGTCAATCCAACTTTCCAAAGCACGAGTTTTTCTTGTCGTTCCACCCGTAGACGCAACAGGGGCCTGTTTCTGACACAGAGTAAACTCAATGTCTCGTTTTAGCTCCTTACCTTTTTTAGCAACCTGATATGCAATTTCTGACTTCCTACCTGCTTTCAAGGTAGATTCATGCGTACCAGAAATCATCAGAGTCTTAGCACTGATTGTCGTGTAGTTTGTCAATCTTGCCGTAACAACTGAAACCTCAATGCCTGCTGAATCGTAATCTTCACCTTCAAGCTGTTGGTTATCTGCTGCTGTTGCTAGAGAATCGGTTTGCCATTCATGCGTAGTAGCCGAACATTTAGTTCTGCCAATATTTGACATGAAGGGTGTTTCTGTTGGACTGATGTTATAAATTATATCTGTAAGATCTTCTCTACTACCTATTGCTGCTACTATATTTGTACCGGGGCCAACCCCAAAGGTACCTGCCTTAGTTGCCATTTTGATTTACTCCTTAAAGAACTTAAAAAAGGCTACATTAATTCAAAGATTGCAGAAGCTATATCTTCAGTTCTGCCCCCTCGTTTTTTAGCCAAATTTAGTTTGGTTTGAAATTTCCCTGATTTACTATCACGGTTTTGAGTATTTTTACTACCACCTTTAACTACTTTAGGGACTTGCTTTATTTTCTTCGGATTTGATTTTTGAATTTTGTCGTATAACCTAGCCTTGTTTAATATCAACAAGCTCCTATGGTCTGTGACTGCATCCAAGTCCTCTTTGGAATACCCGATATTCCCAGCGTATAACTTAAGCTCCTCGCTTAACTTTGCTCTCTTATCCGGGTTCTTCCAGTCAGGCAATTTATCACCTAACAAATCCATTTCTTTTGCCACAAGCTCCTGATGTTGCCTTGCGTATTGCTGTTGTTGTTGATGAGTAACTTGCTGTTGCTCTTGGGCGGCCTTTTGGTGTCTTCCTTCTATGTCACGCATTTCTTCTTTACGTGTCATATAACCAATAGGGTCATCCTCTTTCAACTGTGCCCAGTCAATATTATCGTATTGCTGGTATTGCTCATTCATCAACTGCTGAAATTGGGTCAATGCTTGGTTATACTGTTGTCGTTCTTGGACTACAGCTTGCCTTTCATTGTCAAACGACCTTTTTTCTTCAGCAAGGCTTTGAGTTTTTTGGGTGTAATCAGCACCTTTTTGATAGCCATTTTTGAGTTCTTCAAGATCTACCTGTACCTGCTTACCCTTCACATTAAGGGTGTAGGTTGGTACCTCGACATCGTACTCTTCCGACTCTTCTTCGCCTAATTCTGGTTCAGATTCGTCACCTTCTGGCTGTTCTTCTTCTGCTGTTTCTTCTTCTTCTTTTGCAGGCTCTTCTTCTACATGCCCACGATCTTGAGATGGAAGATAATCATCTTCTGAATCATCCAAGATACCCTTTTTTACAATTACTTCTGCGGCATCTGTTTCGCTGTTAAGCGGTTGATTTTCATCGACAGTAGCCACTTCTGGACTAACATCGACTCCCACGCTTGGGTTGGTCTCAGCCATTTATTTTCTCCTTAATGTACGATTTTACTTGACAAGCCTTTTTAAAGGGCTTATATTAAAAAAAGATGTTCAAAAAGTTTAACCAACCAATTAAAAGATAAAAGAAAAACCTTGAAGCCTCTCTTCAAACTTCACTCAAAATCAATTGGGTAAAAGTAATTTTAAACAACTACTATCAACTTGTACCTGCTGCTAAACCTGCTGCTGCTGCTGACACACCAGTAATAAACCAAGCTGCGTTATTGCTTATTACTTCGATAAAATCACCTTGCAATGATGCACTCCCAAAAGTTACAACATCATGAGAGCTACCATTAAAAATTGCGGCTGCGGTTCCGTCTGCACCAGTGGCACAAGAACCTGCAAAAAACTCTCCAGAACCATCAATAGTAACAGTACA